GGAGTATTGGAGATACATATCAAAGACAAAGAGATTATAATACTGACCCTCAAAAAATGGAAGGATATGCATCTTTCTTTCAAGGTGTATTCAAACCTTTTAAATCTAGATTAGGTAGAGTAGGCGAAGCTGTTGGTTTTGACCAAAAAGATGTGCCATTTAAAGAAGACCCTAGATTTGAGGAAATACCTGAAAGAATATTGCCCTTTATGAAAATAATGTTTGGTGCTACATTAAATCGTGTGCCACCTAATTATGTGCAAAGATTAAATCAATTAGGTTTTACTTACAGAGATTTTATGTCTAGAACTAGTTCGGACAAAGTAGATAGAATTATGAATAAAGAAATTGGCGAAGCCATGAACAGAGAAATACCTGAAGTGTTGATGACTGCGGCTGAAGAAAATTTAAGTGCTGATGAGACTGCTTCACGTATTCGTGATTACATAAAAGTTGTAAAACAATCTATACGTGCTGAATTAAAAACAGGGCAGACAGATACTGAACTATCTGGAATGATAAGTAGATTTAGAAGTAATTATGAAGCAACTAAAAGAGCTGCTTTGAAAAAATTTAAAGAAGATAGAGGTAAAGAACCTAACTTTTTTGAAGCAGATGATATGGATTATTTATTGTCTTTAACTACAACTAAATCTTTTTACTCTAAACAAAGACCTAAATAATCATCTATTATCCCCTGAACCTGATAATGTACCACGTTCTTTCCTACCATGTAACTTCTTTAAGTTATCTTTCATAATCTCATTTAGAGGTACACCCACTTCTTTAGCCATCATAGCACAATACCAAAGCACATCACCTATCTCTGATGCTATGGCAATCTTCTTCATCTCAAAGCCTTCTACATCTTCCCCATCACGTATTAGTTTCTTTACTTTGCCTGACACTTCCCCTGCTTCACTAGTCAACCCTAGAGCTAAATACTCTAAGGCTCTTTCTTTTGGAAAAATAGCTGTCTGTCCTGCTAAGTTTTCATACAAGTCAGGAGTGATAATCTCATTTATGAATAGCTTATCCTGCATGTATTTTCTCGCTTCTTCTTCTAGCTTCATCCTTTTTGACCCTTTCTAGTCGTTGAAAGTAGGACAGATTAAAACCTCTATCCCACTCTCTTGCTTGCATTGTATTAGAGTGATAAGGATTTGTAATCCTACCTCTCTTAAAATCTGACATACCTTTACTAAATTGTATCTTTAGTGGTGCATCATATTTACTTAGATTTGGATTCCGTTTTCTGCTCTTTTGCTTTTGTTGCATCTTCTTGTCTCCTTTCAAAGTATTTTATTATCATTGATAGTCTGTCATCATATTTGCCAATCTCTGCAATCTCTTTGTCTATAGATGCTAAGATATCTGAATGTTCTCCTATACCTGTAGACCTACTTAAAAAGATTTCTACATTAGCTATATGTTTATTTATCAATCCTACATAGTAGGACTTAGATGCATTTAATATCATCTCTCTCATGCTGCTACTCCTTTAAATGTTTTAATTACATCAGATGAAAACAATTTTTGTAGATTAACTAAATACATTTTACTTGCATTATTATCTCCACCTGATACGCATTTCTTTGTGTCTAGTTTGTCAATAATTCTTTTCAAACTTGTAACATCAAAGACTAATGTGCAAAATGTTTCATCACCTACACATAAATTGTGAAACCAATAGTCAGATTCAGTAACAGCTATACCACTAGGCTTACCATAACTTTCAAACTCAATAGCTATGTTGCCTGTCTTTTGCCACATACCTCTCTCACTCTTAACTTCAATCTTCTTATTCTGTAGCATTTCTGCTACTTGCTTCTCTCTCACTTTACCATACTCTAAGTCTATATCAAACTTTTTTCTATTGTCTTTACTTGGTTGTAGGTTTTGCATTTGCTTCTCCTTTTCTTTTTGGTTTAAGATGTAGTATTTCTCTTATATGTAATTTTCTACCTTTAAAAAAGACAATAAGATTTATTGTGGTATTAATTGATATAGCTATTAGCAACCACCATTGCCACCACAATATTTCTGTAGACTCTAACATTAACTAGCCTGTATGTCAACCATCTCACACGAATCTGCTGTGCAAGCTAGTTCCCTTCCACCACTCGTAGTGTCTTCTTTCTCATAATCTGCTAATTTAGACCAGTCTATAGACTCAGGCATTTCATGAGATAGTGCATAATATTTTGCTTCACTTATATCTTGATAGGGTGCTTGAGCATATGTATGGTCACTAAAGGGCAAGAAGGATATACCTGATACTTCATCAAAGTTTTTATATACCCATGCTCCTACTTCCATCCATTCGCTTTCTTTAACAGATATAGTAACAGAAGGTTTATGTTCACACCAATGTCTTTGATATAATAACCAAAACTCTAATTGCTTTATAGCAGTCATTTCTGTTCTAGTCATAGCACCTTCAGGAGATTTAACAGGAAAGCTAAAGACAGTTGTGCTGTCAGGCTTCATAACATCAGGCTCGGCAGGTATACCTGATTCCTTCATAAACTGTGTAATGGGGTCTTTGTTATCCCCACGTACAGTTCTAATGTAGTAATCATTATGCCTAGCATGAATACCTGAAGCACTGTCAACTAATTGACTAACTGTACCACTAGGTTTGACACAAGTTATAGCAGTTGACTGTGGTATGCCTAAATCTTTAGCAACTTTTTTATTAGTCTCTACTGCCACGTGTCTTAGTTGTTCTAACACACTTTCTAACTCGTAGTATGTATTATTAAGAACAGGACAATCTAATATACCTGTCAAAGACACACCTAATAATCTTTCTTCTTCTGTGTTATCTTTCCATACTTTACGTAGATATTTAAAGTTTGTGAGAGTAGATTGGAATGTACCAAGAATAGTTGCAATGCGAACTTTTTCTTTTAGTGTATCCACTGTGTCTGTTACTCGTGCTACAACTTCTGTAAGATTACAAAACTGATAAGGTCTAAGTATAATTTCACTACATGGATTACAACCAAATTGAATATAATCTTCAGGCTCTACAGGATTTTCTTTTTCAGAAGACTTACGTCTACCATTCTCTTCTACCTTACGTATAGCAGACTTTCTATTAAATATACCTCTTTCTCCTGAATGAGATTCATAAAGTGCCAACCATTCTCTCATAAATGTACCCATAGTAGGTTTACCTTTGTAAGCTACAGAGTTATTAGCCAAAGACCTTTGTCCTTCATTATCCCACCATTTACCTGACTTAGCATGTCTCATTTGGTCATCTCCTAAGTTAGATAAAGATATAAGAGCAGAACGTCTTACCCCACCTACAACTACGACCTCGCCTATTTTACACATAATATCGTGACACTCAATGGGATATAGTCTTCTACCTTTTGCTTGTGTAAACTTACTTATACAAAACTTAAATAAATCTACAAGAGGAGCAGGTCCTGATGCTCTACCACCAAATGTTTTTAGCCTAGCACCTGCAGGTCTTACCTCTGATACATCCCATGTAGGTATCTGTCCTGCATACAACATAGCAATCAATTCACGTAATGCTTTAGACCAACCGGGTCTGCTATCGCCTACTTTTATGATAGTAGATGAGTTCTCAAAGTGTTCATTAACTACAGGTAACTTGTCTACGTTCTCTCTTTCGACAGAGAAGCCAACACCTGTGCCACACATAAGTATATACATACACTCATCAAAACTACGTGGACTATCAACAGGTATATAGCTACAGTTATATCCTGCTACATGACATCTATCTAGGGCAGGTCCTGCTGTCATCAAAGCTCTCATACTAGGCATAACACCTAGGCTAATTATTTGCTCTGTTATCTTTTCTTTTAGAGCTTTTGTAATTGTATATGAGTGATTAGTTTTTAGATGTTTATACATGTTATCAAAATATCTATCTACTGTTTCTCCCCAATTCTCTCTTCTTTGTTCATCTTCTTTCCATCTTGCATAGCGAGAGAGTGCTATAAAATTTTGATAGTCAGTTGGCAAATAGTTACTAATCATTTTTATTCTCCTGTATAGTTCTCATGTTCTTTATTTTAACCCCACCTATATCATATATAAATTCGGTTATACTTGTTTCTATTTCTTCAGCTACATTCTCATCAGCAGGTATAGGATATTCATCCTCATCCACATCTAATGTTAACATTACCTTAACTCTTATCATCTTCAATCACATTGATTAATTCAGTAAGATACCATTGTGCTTTCTTTAAATCTTCTCCACCATTTTTATACCTGTATCTCCAAAGGTATTTCATTATATTTCCTTGTAAGTAATACTCAAACCCATCATCTGTCATAGCTTTGATAGCTTCTATTGTTTCTATCCCTGCTTTGTTGTAGTGAGGTGGATGATTAACCATATCTTCCATTTCAACATTATCAGATTGTTCCATTGCTTGTTTTGCTTTCATTCTCATGTACTCCATATGTCTCATCAATGTTTTGTCTCAGGTCTAAAATTAATTCTAATTACATTATCCTCTATCTTTTCAATTTTGGATTTATTAGTTATATCATGTGTGTAATCTTTGTCAAGTTCATTTATCACATAATTATTCATAGTGTCTCTAAGTTTAATATCTTTGTCCATAAGAGGTATTACAGATGAAATCATTTTACATATATGCATTACTTGGTAATAATCTTCGTCACACAAATCATTCTTAGGTGAAGTTATAATTACAACGTCTATTTCCCCTGTCCAATTCTTACTGGGGTTAAGTAAGGGTCTTACTCTAATAGTAAAATCTTCAGGTCTTGGTTTAAATTCATCCATCTATTTTCTCCTTTTTACTTTTGTACCACTAAACTTTATAAAGTTAGGGTGTTTGTTTTTTCCTTTTTCTTTGAGCCAATCTTCAGGTATTATTCTGTCGTAGTATCTAAATCCATATTTATCACACCACTGTCCATATGATGACTTTGCTCCCTTTCTTAGTTTGCTTCTACTGTTAGTAAATACAAATCTAATATCTAAATGGGGATGTTGTCTTTGTATTGCTAAATGTTTACGTCTATCTACAGCTAAGAACCTTCCTTTAGTTTCTATAATTATACCATTCCTTAAAATAAAGTCAGGGGTATAGGTGCGATAAGTTAGGTCTTCCCATTCTATCTTAATACTTTCATACTCGTACTTGTACTTTATAGTATCAAGAGCAATAGAAATCTTAAACTCTAACCCACTCCTATACCCATGCTTTATAGCATCTCTACGTGCTTGATGGGGAGACACTTAGAAGTTTCGCCACGTGATACCTGTAAAAGGACTATAAGAAGCACTATAACCTAAGTTCTTCAACTCCTCTTTCACAGCTTCATCAGCTACCTTTCTTGCTTCCATAGCATCACGCAAACCTGCTGTACGCATTTCACGATACTGCTTTTTTGCTTCTGCTAATTGTTTCTCCATCTCTTCGATGTCTGACTTTAATTCATCTAAAGTTTTACTCATGTTACTTATCCTTTCATTTCAACATAAGC